CTAGCCTGAGCCATGAGACGAGACAATTCAACTTCAACACTCTTAGGTAATACTCGCTCTTCATCTTCTTCATCAATAACAGGAATACTAACGCCAAGAGTTGCCTCAATTTGTTTGCGGTACTCCATCCCTACGTGCTCATTAATATGGGCAGTCATCGCCGCCTGCATCACCTGGGCGATCTGTGGGTTCATACCTAAAACTTGTTGGATCTTAGGATTCTGCATTGCGGTAGTATGTACTTGAATATGCGCTTGATGGTCCTGATACATAAAGGCTTTTACTGGTTTGCCACGCAAAACATTCATATTCTCGGTAACCGGATCCGTTGGCTTCTCGTCGTCTTCCATAGGCACCAGCTTTGCCGCGTTTTTAATTCCAAGCACATCAAGCATCTGGCGATGTAAGAGGGGCATGTTGTAGAGTTGAGGAGCCTGTTGCGCCAACTGAAGTACCGCTTGATACTGAACAATCTTTTGCGCCATTGTTGCTGCATTAGGATCCGAAACCGGTATAACCTCAACATTGTCATAGTCCGATCTCTTCGCGCGAGGCGAGCCTTCAACTGGTACATAGTTATATTCTTCTGGGGTGTACTCTGCAATAATTTTCTTTAGAAGCTTAAACTCCCGTTTCATGGAGTAATGGATACGCGCTTGAACCGCACTCATTACCTTTAGAGTTCTTTCTAAGATTGCCAGTGTGGTGCCTACCGGCGCATTTGCGCTCATGTCAGAAACCTTCATGTCGCTTACCGAAGCAAACGCACGGCCCTCTTGAATTACTTTATCAAGCAGTTGAGCCAATACAATAGAAGGTTCTTTGTATGGAAGGGGTAGGATGTTATCCCGCATGGTTCCAGACGGAACGTCTACATCTCTAAACTCTCCAGGAGCAATTGGGGTATCGTCACCCTTTATTCGCAAGCCACGGGTCTTAAAGCCACCCGGCAGATTTGAGAGGGTTCCAGCATCGACAAGCTGTCGAAGCATAGAGGTACCAGACTTAGCAAAAGCCCCAATAAGATGAATGAGACCAAAACAATAGAAACCGAAACCAGGGATGTATCCGTAATGGACGAAGTGCTGTCTCTTTTGATGCGTTTCATCGTCTGACTCCCAATTACGACGGATTGCTAGGATTGTGTTGCTGCCTTTCTCAATCGTTACAACATATGGCAGTGCAATACCAGTTTCTTCTCCGTCTTTATCTTTATGCTCGTAACCAGTAAGATCTAACTCAACGTGCATCTCAAGAATTTTGTAACGATCATCCGTTGTAGCTCTAAAGCCTAGCTTCTCTGCAATCTTTTTTTCTACTTCATCAAGGACGTTGTCGGGTTCACCTAAATCTATATCACGATAGAAGCCCGCATGTTGTAACCGTTTTAAATCGTTCTCGGTCTTGCGCATTACGTGAGTAATACGTTCTGCAGTCTCTAAACTAGAGGCGCCATAGGGCACCACAATATCCTCTGCAGGAACAAACATGGCAACCTGACGATCAAGCGCCGGGTCAATATAAATCTTTTTAAATGCGTTACCTGCAAGGCCCAAGCCCCATAACATTCTCTCGTGCTCAGGTCTGTACTCCTGCATCACATCTGTTAATTGGTAATTCATGTCATCTTTGACACGCTCGGCGGCTTCTTTTTTCTCGGTGGTTTCTTTACCAATAATCTGTGTCTTAACGGGTCCCGCTGCGGGGAATGTAGACATCATCGTTTCCGATTGGAACTTGACTAGCGCTTCACTAAGGATGGGATGGTACACACCACAAGCACCTTCCCAAGGTTCTGTTCTTTCTTCGATCTTTAGACCGAGTAACTCTAGGCCATCAACATAGGTTTGAATCCAATCTTTTCTACTGCCAATATCAGAATCAAAATCACCAATCAATTCACCAGCTAAACTAGTTAACTCACCCTCGCTCATGTACTCTGCAAGGTTGGCATCAAAATCTTCGTCTGTTTCTTTAGTGGGCTCTATCTCAATCTCTAACCCATCAACGCCAATTGTTACCGACTCAGGATCCTCAATCTCAATCTCAATTTCTGGTTCTTCTGCCGCCAAGGCTTCGATTCCTTGTGGGAGCTGGTATAGCGCTTTTTCTATTGCCATAATATTTCCTTAGTAATACGCAACTTTGCGTCTAAACTCTCTTGGTTCATCTTCTTCATCCGAAGCCAACCGAATAAATCCACCTCTTCTAAACCGTAGCAATGCCTGGGTCAGTGAGTCCACCAAGTCGTCATGCTCTCCAGACGGGAACGAGGCTACTTCCTCGACTAACTCCTCCGCCCAGTGCGTTCTTGGTACCCACACTCTACCACTTGCAAAAATGTCTGCAACCGCATTTAATCTTGCTATCTTATCATTGCCTTTTGACGGTGTATATTCCTGCACCGGGATACCCATCGCTCTTAACTCGAATATTAACGGAGAACCCGCCGCTTTTGCTTCCACAATCAGTGAATCTGGCTCCCATTCTCTCCATTCTTCGTACGCGCGTTGTTTAAGTTCTGGAAACTCCATCCTTTTCTTAAACGCATTGAGGGCAATAATGTTAGCTTGCTCCCGGCCGTTTGTATCTGGTGCATAAAACACCCCCCACGTCGTACACGCACTATAGTCGCTTCGTTCTGTTTTTAAGAACGCCGTATCCCACGATTGAATCAAAAAGTCACAGAACGGAGGGCTGTCGTCCTCCCACCACTGCCACCACTCCCGTTTAATAATCGCCGAGACGTCACTTGTAGGGGCCTGCATATACTGCGCCTGCCATTTGGCGTTGGGTAACTCTGTCCGCAGGGCTTCTAATTCCTCCAGTTTCCAAAACTCCGGCCATAGAGGTTCTCCAGAAGGCAAAATCGCAGGAAAATCAATGACTTCCCAGTCTTCACCCTGTCGCTGCGCCGCCGCTTTGACCACCTGACCTGTTAAATCCTTCTTTGACCACCGTGTCATCACAACCACAATGGCGCCACCTGGCTGTAAACGCTGTCTTGGACCGGATGTATACCATTCGTAGGTCTTGTCGTACACCTCGGGGTTTGTTTCGGCTATGGTTGCCTCTTGTTCTGAGTGAGGATCGTCGATAATGAGGATGTCAGCGCCTTTACCCGTGACTGCACCGCCAACACCAATAGCAAAATAGTCTCCGCCATGGTTAGTGTTCCACCGCCCAGCAGCTTTAGAGTCAGACTGTAGTTCAACCGCCGGAAATAGTCGTCTATAGGCTTCGGAATCCACCAAGTTTCTGACTTTTCGTCCAAACCCAACAGCCAATTCAGCAGTGTGGGATGTCTGGATAACCTTTTTATGAGGAAATCGTCCCAAGAACCACGCAGGTAGCAGGTAAGAAGCAAACTCAGATTTAGTATGACGAGGAGGCATGTTAATAATAAGACGCTTAATATCTCCATTTGCTACCCTTTCAAAGGCTCTCGCCATTTTTTCGTGATGTCGCCCATGAATGAAGCCTGGCCATACTTCTTCCACGAATTTCATAAAATCTAGTGCTGATTCTTCCCGTTTTAGCCGGAGCGCAAGTTCATTTTTTAGGGAGGCAATGTGTAATCTGGCCGTTGGAGGCGCATTTTTGATGGCCGTTTCAATTTCAGCCACCGTAAAGTCGGATAACTTGGTTTTTGGAGTCATGGGTTTAATTTAGTCGCGACTTTTTTGCAAATAGGTTTAATTTAGTCGCGACTTTTTTGCAAATAGGTTTAATTTAGTCGCTAAATTGGTATTGGATCTAAAAACATTGGGGTTGTCTCACCCATATAGGCCCCTAGAATGTTGTATTCGTAGTATTCGTACGCCTCTTCCTCGTCCATCCCATCTTCCATCAGGATTTCAATAATTTTTGACACGCTGTAGCACACCACTGGGTCCCGGTCTATCCGCGAAACGATCCCTACAACCGCCTCATCAAACCGCCCTGGCTCAAGCACCATCGCGCCTTCTGCAAATTCGTTCAAATAGTCCCGTTTACTCATCATTTTCTTTCTCCTCTAGTTTTGGTTTTCTGCCTAATTCTTCATCTAAATCAATACCTAGACTGGTACTTTCTTTACTCTCTACTACCTGCACCACACCCATGTATTTTGAAAGTGTGGCGACTAGTTCTTTCTCAAGCTCCTCGGTACTCTTGTTGTTGATATTCACTTCGAGGCGCTCCGTAAACAACCCAATCTCACTAACCTTGCCCATAAGTTCTAAGGCCCGCAGCTGCTCCATCGGTTTTGTGT